TCAATGGAGGCTTGGCTGAGACCTGTGAGACGATTTATAAAGGCGTACCATACGGATCCGGACTAAACAACGCAGCTAGAATTAATGTCGGTTTAGACATTATCAACACACTTTCAGAGCATTACGGGTTTAGAGCCCCGATATTCGTGGACAACGCTGAGGCAGTGGTAGATCTCTTACCTGTACAGAGTCAGATGATCAGGCTGGTTGTCTCAGGAGCAGATAAGAGCCTGAGAGTTGAGACCGAGACAAACAAGATTAAGGAGGCGGTATAGATGGCTAAAGAAGTTGTTAAGACAAATCAACAGAAATCCGAATCATCAGTAGCTAAACTAAGAGCTTTACTTAGCTCAGACAGTGTCCGTGAACAGTTTGAAAACTCACTGAAAGAGAACACAGGTGCTTTCGTGGCTAGTGTAATCGACCTTTATGCCAGTGATAAGTATCTCCAGGAGTGTAACCCGAACAAGGTCATGATGGAAGCACTCAAGGCGGCAACTCTAAAGTTGCCCATCAATAAGCAGCTGGGCTTTGCATATATCGTGCCCTACAAGACTGGTGGAGAAGCAATCCCAACCATGCAGATAGGTTATAGAGGTTACATCCAGTTAGCAATGCGTACTGGGCAGTATCGACATCTGAACGCTGGAGAAGTGCATGAAGGTGTCAAAGTAAATCGTAATCTCCTGACAGGTGAAGTTAGCTTTTCTGGAGAGAAGACCGGCGATAAGGTCACAGGCTTTTTTGCTTACATGGAACTCTTGAACGGCTTTAGTAAGACTCTATATATGACACATGCAGAAGTAGAAGCTCATGCAAAACGTTATAGCAAGTCTTTCAACAGCCAGCATAGTGCTTGGAAAACTCACTTTAACGAGATGGCCATGAAGACAGTTATCCGACTATTGTTGTCCAAGTACGGGATATTATCAACTGATATGATCTCTGCCCTTACCGCCGATATGTCAGAACAAGAAGATAGAGTAGAAGAAGAGATCGCTATGAGTGCCAATGACGAGTACATCGATGTTGAGGTGTCTGAACCCGAACCTGATGCAGAAACAGAGGCACCACCTGAGTACGAGCAACAGAAGGCCCCTTTCTAAAACAACGGAGGATAATGCCAGGGAGGTGCTCTCCTCCCTGGCTACACTTGGAGGTATCATGCCAATGGAACTTTGGAAAGACGTAAAAGGATTTGAGGGTATATACCAGGTCTCCAACAAAGGTAGACTAAAAAGCTTTAAGGCTTCCAAGGATGGACGAATTTTATCCAACAAGAATCATAAAGGCGGCTATTTATCGGTGGTATTAGTCTGTAAAAGCCGAATGAAGTCTACACGCATGCACAGGTTGGTAGCCGAAGCTTTTTTGCCTAACCCGGAAAATAAGCCAGAAGTCAACCACAAAGACGGCAACAAACAAAACAACCGCGTAGAAAACTTGGAATGGGTGACCCGTAAAGAAAATCACAGACACGCTCTTAAACACAGTCCAAACATGTTGCGTGGCATGAGAAAATATAACCGTTTTATCAGACCCAAAACGATTCAGCAATTTTCTCTTGATGGCAAACTGCTGAGAGAGTTTCCAAATGCCATGGAAGCCGGGAGAATTACAGGAGTTTGCCACCGAAACATACTGCAAGTTGCAAACAAGGATGAATATAAACCGGGCAAAACCAGAAAGCAGGCAGGCGGTTTCGTGTGGAGATTCCGGAAAGACGAGGATAAGGCCAGTGGATATTAAGGTATTGGCTAGTGGGTCAAAAGGAAACTGTTATATAGTCTCTGACGGCAACACCAAGATATTACTGGAGGCAGGGCTACCTATACGTCAGATTCGGAAAGAGGGTGGTTTCCAGCTTCATGAGATGCAGGGTTGTCTGATATCTCATGAGCATTAGCACGGAGATCATGCGAAGGCCGTCAAGGATCTAGTCAAGGCCGGGACAGACATCTACATGAGCCAGGGGTCCAGGGAGGCTTTAGGGATTGAGAGTCACCGGTTACAGGTCGTCAGAGCTAAAGAACAGTTTAGACTCGGCACCTGGACCGTGCTTCCCTTCGAGACTCAACACGATGCCCAGGAGCCGTTAGGCTTTCTCCTGGCGAACGGGCAAGGTGAGAAGCTGTTGTACGCAACTGATACTTACTACATCAAGTATCGGTTCCCTGGTCTCACTCATCTGATGGTTGAGTGCAACTACAGCAAGGACATCTTGGAAGCGAATGTCGAGAATGGCCTGGTGCCTGGCGAGATGAGGGAAAGGATCATTCGTAGTCACTTCTCTTTGGAGCATGTAAAAGAATTTCTCAAGGCCAATGATCTTAGCAAGGTGCAGGAGATCTGGCTGATACACTTGTCAGACAACAACAGCGATCAGGAGAGGTTTAAGAGGGAAGTCCAGGCTTTGACTGGCAAGATGGTTTATATAGCTTAAGGAGGTAATAGACATGGAAGGAAAAATCTGCCCGATTATGAGCAGGGTAGTAAAATATGAACTTCATGACAAGGAACTATTGGATATTCCTTGCGTGGAAGAACAATGCGCTCTTTGGGTTAAACAGCACATAGATAGCCAGGGCAGAAAGCAAGGCGGAGGCTACTGTGGTTTGATACGTTAACCAGTTTCGGGCGGGGCTGCCGCCCTCAAAATCCATAACAGGCGACACTTGCCCCGCCTAGCTTTTTATACCATGCGAAGGGAGTTTTGGAGATGTCTAGGCAAAACATACCCGATGAGATAGATCATAAGATTCTCAACGAGATCTGGTACGGTAAATCTAATGCTCGTACAGCAAAGCAAATTGGAGCTAAGGTAGGTTTAGATACTCGAAACGTCAGGAACAGAATTAGCAAGCTAAGGAATTTTGGTTATTTAATTGCTTCATCAGCAGACAATGGCTTCTACTATCCCACCAACAAAGAAGAAGCGATGATCTGCAGTCGTCAATTGTGGAGCAGGGTTAGACAAATCGCAGAAGTAGCCAGATCTTTCGATAAGGCAGCTGATGAAAAGTTTAATCTAAGTGTTAGCAAGGTAGAGCAAATCGCATTTGTCTTTAATGAGTCTGAGGCTTCATAAGGAGGTAGGAACGATGTTACGAGTCATGCCTAAAGCAGAACCAAAATCTATAGGCACTCAGATGATATATAGAAACATAGTCACCTCTAAGTCAAGATCGGAGAGATTGATGGATAATGTGATGGATGTCTTTCTCATGAGGGCGAAGTGGACCGAGGCTTTGCAGGTAGGGATTATTATCTTTGCGGTCGCTTATATGTTTTTGCAGATAGTGAGAGTCTTTGCGAGATAGGAGGAATAGAGATGTATGTAGTTAGCTTGCTTCTAGATGAGTCTTCAGTTAAGCCGGAGTTTCGATTTACCGATCATGGGAACTTATTACTTTTCATAAGGCTCTGTGTTGTTCAGGGTTACAAGGTTGAAGTTCGCTATGAAGGTAACGAGTATTAAAAGGCACGGGGGGGAAGAGTTATGGCTAGAAAGCGCTTTGTAACAAGTGATATTAGTACGGACCGAAAAATAGCAAAGCTCGCAGAAAATACTCCAACTGCAGCGGCTCTTTGGCCATGGTTTCTTACGGCGTTTGATGATTGGGGAAGGATGAATGCAGATCCAGTTGAGGTGAAGCTTACAGTTTTTCCGGCATTTCCGTATACATCTGATGAGATAGCAGACATTATACAACTATATCATGAGTACGAAATAGCGTATTACTACGAGGTTGATGGTAAAGTGTATCTCGCGGTTAATCCTGATAACTGGTTTAAGTATCAAACATATATACGCAAGGAGAAAGTTGAGAAGCAGAAGTCTAAGTTTCCTGAGCCTGGTGGTGCTCCTTGGGAAGCTAAAGATGATACTAAGGAGGCTTTAGCTACAAAAAATGTAGCTAAACAGCACTTAGCTACAGAAAATGTACTTTCTCCTTCACCTTCTCCTTCTCCTTTAAAAGATAAAAGATCTTCGTTGCAACCTGACGGTTCAACGACGTCTAATCCCTCTGTCTTTGATGAGCAGTCTACTGAGTACCAACTAGCAAGTCTGCTACGAAGTGAGATACTCAGAAACTTACCTAATGCACGGGTGCCTGATGATAGGCCTAGAGACATGGCATCCTGGTGCATGCACATAGATCGAATGATGAGACTCGATAACCGTGACCCAACAGAGATAGCGAAGGTTATTGAGTTTGCTCAGAGAGATCCATTTTGGCAAACCAATATTCTCAGTACAAAAAAGCTAAGGGAGAAGTATGACCAACTCTTATTGCAAATGCGAAGAAAGGGTGAGCAGAATGCAGTCTTACAAACTGGAAAAGCACCTCCGGACAATAAATACGACCGGTACAATCGAGTACTCAAAAGTTCAGCAGCGTCTGGCTAGATCAGGTATACATGTCTCAAGTGAGCTTATCTTGCGTTATCCTACTGAGTTCATTGAGTATATTGAGAGTGCTGATATGTGTTTGACTTATTGCACAGGCATAGAAAACTGTAGTATGTATCCAAAAGGGATGCCGGTTGAGTTAGAGATTTCGGGTCAAAAGGACAGTCCTAGTCGTGTGGTTGTTAGCAGGAGATATTGCAGTCTTGAGATTGCAGATCAGGAGAAAAGGAAGCGTGAAAGAGTACTGAGATCATCACGGATGCCTGATCTTTTAAAAACTAGGACCTTTGAAAACTTTAATGAAAGAGAAGATACTATAGCAGCTAAGTCAACAGTGTTTAATCTAAGGATGGATGATGTTACCTGGGTAGTACTAGCAGGTCCACCCGGCACAGGTAAGACACATTTGGCTGCTGCACTCATGAACACACGCATAAAAGAAGGTCGAGAAGCGGTGTTTGTTACAGTGCCTGAATTGCTTACAGATATCCGCAGAGTCATCAAGAACGAGCAAGACACAAGTGAGCTTATGGAGATCGTCAAGAACGCAGAATTGCTTATCCTCGATGATTTGGGTGCTGAGCGAACCACAGAATGGGTAAGTGAGCAGCTATTCGTGCTCATAAATGCCAGGTTGCTTAATCAACGTCAAACTGTGATTACAACAAATTATCAACGCCCTGGAGAATTGATAGAGAAGCTAGGAGGCCTTCCTGGGCAGCGGATTGTCTCACGCCTCTTAGAGGCAGGCGATTGGATTGAGATAGACACCGAAGATTATCGTCTTAAGAAAAATTTTGTTAGTTAACAGAGGAGGAAAGATGAATGAGATTAAGAGATCTGAAAGTACTGCTTGGCAAACAGGAAGTTAGGTTTGCGATTGTCAGTGATGAAGAGGGACTGAAGATGATCCAGCCGGATGGGTCAGTGCTTAGACCTGACTATCTAGAGATCACTGAATTAACTGAGAAGAAAGTATCAGGAAGAATGGCAGTAGGCAAAGGTGAACCAGGGCAATTTGAGTTGAGTGCTTAGGAGGTGATAGTGTGGATAAATACATCGAAGCTCCTGAAGTTGAGAAAATAGCCAGGGAACTGATTCCTAGACACCACAGTCATTTGGTCGAAGCCAATATTAAGTACGAGTTTAGGACTGATGCATGGCTAAGCAAAGGTCGATTTGTACTTGGGAAAACAGAGAAGGCCAGCGACAAACTGAGGTTTAGAACTGGATATGACTTCTTTATCGTCGTAAATTGGCAAGCGTGGGACCAAATGACTACAAAAGAGCGTTTGGCGCTTGTGGATCATGAGCTCTGTCATTGCGGGCGAGGACTTGATGACGACTTTGGTAATCCAAGTTGGACCCTTGAAGACCATGATTTTACTGAATTTGCTTCAGTGGTATCTAGACATGGCATGTGGAATACGGACCTCCGTAGGTTGCAGCATGCTCAACAGCAATATGAGCAGTTGACGCTGGATATGAGAGAGGCGGGGTAGCCGTGAATGAGTTTAGTGTCCCATATTTCATAACTAACCATGCAGTAGAGCAGTTTAGGGAATATGTTGAGAGTCTATCAGCAGCAGAGATTATTGTTATTCTTCAACGGAGACTGCAACAACCTGGGCAACCCGTGCAATGGGAAATCCGTGATGGCATGATGGTACCAATCTTTATGAGTATTCATGATGGCAAGGCTTACTATATTCCTGTTGTTACAGGGCGGGGCAAGTGGCCAGCTGTACCAACAATACTAGGAGAGAACTCAGCGCTACACCAAGCACTATTTTTTAAGAAGAATGCCTACAAAGAGGTGATAGTGTGCGAAAAGTAGTCCCGACACACTTCTTATATGATTACAGCGTCGGTAGGGAAGTTTTTACGCCTACTGGTAGTGTTATAAAGTACTCTGAGTTCGATACCCTACCATCAAAAGAGGGAAACTGTTATCTCTGTGGTCAAGAAGGCCCAGGATATCCAAGGGCTAAGGTTATCAAACCAACTTTTACGGATCATGGCCTAGCAAAGTCCCCGGAAAGTGTTGTTGTATGCGTGCCCTGCACTTGGTCACTGTCGCTTCGGTCGCTAAGGAACTACAGTCTTTATGTATCAAAGACAGGTTTAAAACATCCCAGCAGAGCGGAGTGGAGAAAGATATTAGTTAGTAGACCAGATCCACCTTACTTAGTTTGTATAGCTGTTTCTGGTCAAAAATGGCTCCACTTTAAAGGCATTGTTGGCCTATCCAATAGAGTTTGGACTGTGATCCTAGAAGAAACCCCGGTGAACTTTGAACCAGCTAAACTTAGAAATCTACTAGATACAGTCGAACAGCTGTATAACGGAGGCTTTACTAAAGCAGAGATCCAGACTGGAGATTATCAGGCGCACCGAATACAGGCTTTTGGCTTTGAGCGGTGGGCTGAATTGGAAAGTATACTGGAAGACAAGCGAGGCAGCAGGCTGTTCGAGTTAGCCATCTTTATCGCACAGAAGGAGGGAGACTGATGTACTACGGCTTTGATACCTCAGATGAGGACGCTGCTATCGGTGCGTTGCTGGTCTATATGATCTATCGCAGCAGAGACCAGAAGCGATTCAAAGTGACTCCTGATATGTGGGGCATGATAGAGCGTGGAGTTAAGTCGAGTGCTAAGAGGGCTATGGACCTCAATGACTTCATCGAGAAACTAAAACCTAAGCTCCACTGTTCAACGATACAGCCTCGCTGGGCTTGGGACGGCACCAAGACAGTTACGATGGCGCTAAATAGAGAAACAGGAGAGCTTTTTGAAATGCATGATAAAGGTCAGAGACAGTTCTGGACCGGGATCCTTGAAGCAGCAGATCATGAAGTGGTACTTGAAAGATTATATCGCCGTACTAGTCTTATCATAGCACTTGTACGAGACAGATTAGAGAGAGAAAGACCGATTGAGGCTGTCTTAGCCAAAGAAGAAAAGGAGGAAATGACGGATGAAGGGGAAGCTTGAAGGTGTTTTAACTATGTTGTCACCTCTTAGTCATATCGGTGAAAGTCATGGTCCAGACTCATACCTTGACACACAGTATATCATTGGGCTCGGGGGGAGACCTGTGGAAACCTTTGTTTATCACGGAAACGCCTTTCGAGGTATGCTCCGGGACAAAGGAGCAAAATACTTCCTTGACCGGATAGGCGATAAAGTACAGGTTCCCCTCGATGTTTTTTACCTTCTGTTTAGCGGTGGAAACATCAGTGGCGATCAGTCTATTGACATTGACCAGGCTAGAAAAATTCGACAATCAGTGCCTATTATAAGTATATTCGGGGGTGGAGTTGGAAACCAAATACTACCCGGAAAACTACAAATAGGGGATGGTTATCCTCTTTGTTCGGAGACCAAGCATTTGATTCCGGAGCAACTAAGAAACGAAGAAGCTGTCTCCTGGCGTGTAATGACGACTGAGAGGAGTTTTAGTAGAGTCGATGATGCTAAGAACGAGAATCTCAATGTCTACCTCATTGATAGCAGTGTTAAGCAACTTGAAACAGGTGAGCAGATAGATCTGCTTGGACAAGAAGAGGAAAAGCCGAAGAAGAAGAAGGAACAGCCTCAGCAGATGAGGTACACTATCGAAGTGCTGGCAGCCGGAACACAACTGTGGTTTCGCATAGATCTTCTCAGTATGAGTGAGTTAGAGTTCGGTGCTTTGATGAGCTGCTTCGCTGAGTGGAGTCAAGCTCCCTATATCGGTGGTCAAAATAGGATTGGCATGGGACGTGTTAGTGCTTCTTTCGACTACTACTCAGGAGATGGTACCAAAGAGCATTTGCTCGATATTAGCCACAATCAGATAAAGCTAGGTCCTACAGCGGAAAAGACTAAAGATCTATATGATCGTTTCTTGGATCAGTATGCACTATATCTGGCAGACAACGATGAGAGGTTGGTGAGGCTCCTTGACGGGAAAACAGCCTCTTAAAGTCACAGCTAGATTGCTAGATGGACGCATAGCTACTACAGACTTAGCCCTACCTCTTGACAGTATCCTGGCTTATGCCTGGATAGCGAAAAACAGACCAGATCTGCTAGAAACATCTAAGAGCGGCATAGGGGAGATCTTCTACGCTCCCCTACCCCTTAAAAGACGAGAAGCAGAAGGTGAATGGTTTTGGGCCTGTTCTTTCGCTTGTGGTGAGCCGGTTCAAGAGCAAACAAGACACTGGCATAAACGTTTTGATTCTCAGTTAAGTGAAGAGTATGTCGATTTTCAGGGCAGGCGCGGCAAGGTCAATATTGGTTCTGCTCAGTACAAGAACTACCGTATGCCCATAACAGTGTTTTTAATCCCAGAGCTCTCCTGGTACCTGGTAGGCGACCTAGAAGAGGTTAAGGCTTTGTTGGAGGATATCACCGCGATAGGTAAAAAGACCAGCCAGGGCTATGGCAAGATAAGAAAATGGGTAGTTGAGCCATGGCTGGAGGATTTGTCACATTTAAGGGCGATGCCGGACCCGGAGGGCGATGACATCTGGGGAATTAGGCCTCCGTATTGGGCGCCACAAAACCAGGTCAAAGTGAGGTGGTCCGAAGATGGAAGGCTGGCAACGAGAGCGATACTTGCTTCATAGCCACTCACAACGGTATCGGCGAAGGCTAGAAGAGAGCCAGAATATCATCAAAGAGATATTGACCATCGTAGAAAGACCCTATGTAGCCTTTTCATGTGGTAAAGACTCTTCAGTTTTAGCTGATCTAGCACTTACTGAAAGGTCTGATATACCGCTCCGAATGCTGGTATCTGGTGAAACTAGACTTATCCATAATATAGATGATGTTATGGACTACTTTAAAGCCAAAGGAGCTATTATAGAAGAACTGCTTATAGATAGAGTCTTTAGTGATGAATGGAGAGAAGCTAATTGGACGGAACAACGAAAAGCGGGTAAGCATGACATAGCAACCCTTAATCACGGTGATTGGGATAGTTTTTTTCTTGGACTAAGAGCTGAGGAAAGCCCTCCAAGAAAGAAGAGCTTGTATATTCATCAAACAAAAGGACTGCCGTCTTTTTGTTATAGATATAAGGCTACTGGAGATATGATAAGGATTTGCCCTCTAACCAAGTGGACGACTGAAGACATCGGTGCCTATCTTGTTTCTCATGATATACCCTTGTTAAGAACGTACATTCATCAAGGGCTTCAGGCTAGAACAACAGCTAGACTTACAGGTGATGCGGTAAGGAATTATGCGCTATCGGATATCAAACGTCATGACCCACAAGCTTGGAACAAGTTAGTCCAGAGGTTCCCTGAGCTAAGAAGCTTTGTATAGAAGAGAGAGGCGGGGTAAAATGGCGAAATCACGAGTATCAGAAACAGACATTCGCAGGCAGATTCAGGACTATCTCAGACTCACCGGCTGGTTCGTGTATTATAATCTGCAGGGCCTTGGCTCTTATCCTGGCCTATCGGACCTAGTTGCCGTCAAAGGTGGTAAGGTCGTCCATATTGAGGTAAAGAGGCCAGGTGGCCATCAGAGCGAAAATCAAAAGAGGTTTCAGGCAAATCTTGAGGCTGCCGGAGGTGCTTATGTAGTTGCGAAGAGCGTGGAAGATGTTGAGCACTTATTAAGGAGGAATCACAATGGAGATCACAGCAGTCAGGATTTACCCAGTCAAAGACAGAGGCAATCTTAAAGCAACAGCCTCTATTACCATTGATGATGCATTTGTTGTTAGAGAGATTAAGGTTATGGATGGAGCCCATGGGTTGTTTGTTAGTATGCCGAGTAAGAAAAAACCAGACGGTTCATACTTTGATGTTGCTCATCCGATTAACCAGGAAGCACGTGAGGCTATTCAGACTGTAGTCATAGATGCGTATAGGCAGAAGTCTGCGTAGAAGAGCGGAAAGGGTGATATGATGAAGAAAGCACTGTTCAGATACATAGAAGCTGAGTTATATGATTACCATAAGACGAAGAAAGATCTTGAAAGCCTTCGAGCAGAGATCATAGAATCTGGACAAGAGTTATATCACCCAGACGATGAGGGCATCCATCCCCAAAACAGGATATCAGATCCTACTGGAGAAAAGACAATGAAGCTCCTCACTAACAGACGCATCACTAAGATGACTGAAACTATAAGAGCTATAGACAAGGTGTATAGTCGACTAGAAAAAGATAAGCAGAAACTTGTTGAACTAAAGTACTGGACTCACAGATCAGGCAAGACAGGCAATGATGTAATAGCTTTAGAACTAGGGGTTAGTGATGCTACTTTCTATCGCTGGAGGAGCGATGTAGTGTCTGCTGTTGCCATCGAGTTAGGCATGATGGATATTTCTGAAGCTAGCTAATAGTGAGAAAAAGATGAGAGTTTTTGAGGGGTAAAATGTGATATTATGCTAGTGAAGAGACCTGGGTTAGAGAGGTCTCTTTTGATGTAGAAGGAAAGACCTTCCTTTTTGCCGAATGGGTGAGAAACAGCAGAAAGGAGGTAATACAGTTGGCTATATCTAAATGTCCAGGGTGTGGTAACTCAGGTAGAGACCTTTTTGAGGTTGTTCACCTAAAAGTACGACATGCTAATCATATGAGCTTTGTGCAATGCTATAAATGTGGAACAGTGATAAGTGCTATTGATGATAGTGGACTCATTGTTTTGCATGAAGAAATTCAAGAGCTCTTAGAGAAGCTAACCGACAAGTAATTTATACAAGTTAAGGATTGAGACCTGGGAAAACCCTGGGTCTTTTCTTTATGGGATTTCACAAAACAACCTCATGGATTGTGGGAGGTGGGCGAGGTGAGATAGATGCCCAGGCAGATACCTGAAGATGAAAGACGATGTACCGCAATAGCAAAACAAACAGGGGAGCGGTGCAAGAATTATAAATCCACCTCAGATGATGGCAAGCAGTGGCCAGTCTGCCGGTTCCACGGAGCTAGAGGCGGTGCACCAAAGAAAAACAAGAACGCCGTAACTACTGGTGAGCATGAAACTATCTGGCTAGACACGCTAGATGTTGATGAACAGCTAAAGGTGTCTCTGTTAAAGCTAGAGGTAATGCTTCAGGTTGATGATGCTATTAGGCTTGTAAGTATCCGTGAGTACAGGATGATGAAAAGGATACAACACTTACGAGCTGATGAATATGATCTTGTCACCACCCAAGAGGCAATTAGAAGTTCCTCTAAGGAAGGGATGTCTCGTGAGAACATTAAGCACCCGGTTTTAGAACAAATTCAGGCTATAGAAGAAGCGCTAACTAGGGTCCAAAAAGAGAAGATAAAGCTTTTGGAGCTTAAGTATAAGCTTGAAAATTCAAACGATCCAGAAGATGATGGAGCTTTATCAGATCTGCTGGGTTGGCTGGATAAGAGCCGCAAGAAGTGGAAGTTGGGTAAAACACAGGGCGAAGCAAAGGACGAGGATGAGGCCAATGGCTAATTTTCAGTTTGGAGAATTCTCACCGAAGGCCTTAGAAAGCATATATGACTCTGATGCCAGGCTAAACCTTTGGCATGGAGCTGTGAGGTCAAGTAAGACCATAAATAGCATCATAAGATGGATAGAGTTTATTAAAGAGGCCCCTGAAGGAGGGGCTTTACTTATGGTCGGAAAAACTGAAAGGACGTTAGAGCGCAACATCTTAGGCCCGCTGCGGCAAATGGTCGGGTTTAAAAGATACAAATATAAGCGAGGTCTTGGCGAGATAAGTCTGCTTGGCCGTCAGGTATATGTGGCTGGGGCCAACAACGAGCTGGCCAAGAATAAAATACAAGGTTTAACCCTAGCAGGGGCGTATTGTGATGAGTTGACTCTTTGGCCCGAGAGTTTTTTTCGCATGTTGCTCTCTAGGCTGAGTGTCAGAGATGCGAAGCTTTTTGGCACGATGAACCCTGAGGGACCTTATCACTATATCAAAAAAGACTTCATAGATAAGGCTGGAGAGTTAGACCTTAAGGATTGGCATTTTAGATTAGAAGATAATCTGAACCTAGACCCGCGTTATATCCAGTCTCTCAAGCGAGAATACACAGGGTTTTGGTATAAGCGTTATATTGATGGTCTTTGGGTACTTGCCGAAGGCGTCATTTACGATATGTTTGACCCTGACGTCCATGTAGTCTCAGAGCTACCCGCGATGAAAAGATACTGGGTCGGCATAGATTATGGTACCACTAACCCGACGGTGTTTCTGCTTGTAGGCTTAGGTGTAGATAATAGATTATACGTAATAGATGAGTGGCGTTGGGATAGTAGGTTGAGAGGTAGACAAAAGACTGATAGTGAGTACTCAAAGCATCTACGAGGTTGGTTAACTGAGCTTGATGTAGTAGTTAACCATATCTTTTATGATCCGTCAGCGGCTTCGTTTGGAGTGCAACTCTGGAGAGATAAAGTATTAGGATTAACCAAAGCTGATAACAGCGTAGAAGATGGTATCAGACGTATTAGTAGCTTATTAAGTACAGAGAGGCTGTATGTCCATAAGCGATGCGAAGGACTAATACAAGAGATGCAAGCTTATACCTGGGATAAGAAAGCAGCAGAGAAGGGCGAAGATAAGCCTATTAAAGATAATGACCATGGACCGGATGCACTGAGATATGTAATTAACGGTACTAAGACTGTCTGGAGTCGTTGGATGAAAGGGGTAGCTTAATGGGACTGCCAAGAGAAGGTCAAACATGGCCACCTAAAACATGGGAAGATGTTTTCAACTTATATGCAGAACATGCAGCCTGGTATTCAGGAGATCCTAACCAACTTGCTAATGTTCACAGTCGAGCAGTCTATACTCCGACACCCAGAGGTCGTTTTTGGGCTGCTGATGTTGGGCAAGAAAGGCGGGTCATGCTTCATGTACCGACTGCTGGCGACATATCTACCATCAGCGCGGATTTGTTATTCGGTGAAGCACCGAAAATAACCATACCTGAAGCGGAAGGTGAAATTTCGGACACTAAGGCAGCAAAAACAGATAAACGATTACAAGAGATTATTGACGCGGGGGACGTTCTGAGCAGGCTCTTAGAAGGAGCTGAAAGTGCTAGTGCTCTTGGAGGTGTCTATATCCGCATCGGCTGGCATACAGCTGTAGCAAATGTCCCTATTCTGTCCGTGGTCCAGGCTGATGCAGCAATCCCTGAGTTTCGCTGGGGTCTTTTACAATCAGTCACGTTCTGGAGAGTTGTGGAGGACGAAAATCAAAAAATCTGGCGGCATGTGGAGCGACATGAGAAAGGTCGTATCTTACATGCGCTATATATCGGGTCATGGGACAACCTCGGTTACCAGGTTAATCTTAAAGAGCACTCTGCTACTGAAAGCCTTGAAAAGGAGATCATACTACCTTTTGATGGGTTAGCTGTGCGGTATATTCCGAACATAAGGCCACACAGACGGTTCCGTAATCTAGCGATAGGGCGTAGTGACTATGATGGCTTAGAGGGTCTCATGGACGCCCTCGATGAAGTCTGGACCAGTTGGATCAGAGACATTCGACTTGCTAAAGCAAGAATAATAGTACCTCAGGAATACCTTGAACGTATTGAGGATGTTAATGGGAATGTGAATTACAGATTCGATATCGACCAGGAGTTATTTACACCTTTAGAAATGTCTCCTGAGGATGATAAAAAAGGCATAACTCCAAACCAGTTTGCGATAAGGACGGAAGAACATAGAACAGCAAGCCTTGAGCTGCTTGACCGCATTATTAGCTCAGCAGGTTATAGCCCACAGACATTCGGCCTTAAAATTGAAGGTAGGGTAGAGTCGGGAACAGCTTTGAATGCCCGAGAGCGACGAACATTTATGATCAAGGCCAAAAAAGAGCGTTATTGGAAAGCTGCTATTGAGGATCTACTGCAGATAGCACTTATCATAGACAAGGAACAGTTCAGGAGCGGTGTCGAACCTTATCGTCCTAACGTAGAGTTTCAGGATTCACTAGCCAATGACCCGGCTCAGATAGCTCAGTCAGTTGAGTTACTTAACAGAGCCCAAGCAGCAAGTATAGATACCAAAGTTCGCATGCTTCATCCTGATTGGTCAGAGCAACAGATTGAAGCTGAGGTTCTAACCATCAAACAAGAGCAAGGACTGATTATTGAGGATCCAATTCAGGTGGGTATTAGTTAGGAGATGAAATAGTATGCCTACTGCTCCCGGGTATCATGAAGAGGCAGCAAATGAAATACGTCGAGTATACTCAGATGCAGAAACTATTATGATCAAGAAGGTATCTAACCGTCTGGAAAAAGGTGTAGACCACCAAACCGGTTGGGCAGAAATAAAGTTGACAGAGATTCATTTTTTACGTGAAGAACTGGGAGATGTGGTAGATGATTTAAGAAAAGTCAGTCCTGATATAGCAAATGCAGTAGAAAAAGCATATCAGGATGGGTCAAAAGAAGCTATCAATGATCTGACTGCAGTGCTTGATAGTGGCAGACTGGTAAACAAGGCTTTTACTGTCAGTCATCGAAGGAATGTTGAAATATTAGTTGCAAAGACTTTGAACTTGCTTGAAAAGTCACACTTGCGGATACTGAGACAAACCGAAGACGCTTATCGGAACATTATCGCAGAAGTAACAACTCAAATGGCTACTGGTACACAGACTAGGAGAGAGGCTACTCAGATAGCACTGAATAAGTTTGCAGATAGAGGCATCGCCGGTTTCCAGAGTGCTGACGGCAGGCAATGGGATATGGCCAGTTACGCTGAGATGGCTGTTAGGTCGGCAAGTGGCCAGGCAGCTATTGAAGGGCATATCAATAGATTACAAGAGAACGGATATGATCTAGTAGTGGTCTCAGATAGTCCAGAGGAATGTGGGGCATGTAGACCATGGGAAGGCAAGATATTAAGTATATCCGGTCAGGACCGGCGACACAAGTCTCTTAATGAGGCTACGTCAGCTGGTCTTTTTCATCCAAGCTGCACTCATAACCTCACAGCCTATATCCCTGGGCTTAGTAAACCTGAAAGCAAGGCTAACCCGGAGGGTTATGAGGATAGGCAGCAACAGAGGTATAACGAGAGACAGATTAGACACTGGAAACGCCGGGAGGCGGTTGCTATCACAGATAAGGACAAGACTTATGCAGATGCAAAGGTCAGAGAATGGCAGGCCAAGCAGCGTTCATTCATAGATGACACTGGCAGGAGGAGGAAGTATGAGCGAGAGAGCATCAAGGTGGCTAGATAGTATAAAGATTGGTGGTTTAACTTATAAAGTTATTTTTGATGAGTTTATAACTACGGATAGGTCAGAATTAGGAAATGTTTCAATAACATCGCAAACTATACGAATCGCACAAAATTCGACTATTGAGCAACAAGAGGAAACCTTGCTGCACGAAGTGGTGGAAGTCATTAATAGTAGTTGTGATCTAGACCTAGAACATAATCAAATTGCAACTTTGTCGTATATACTCTATCAAGTACTTAAAGACAATCAAATTGAGTTTAGTAGATAGAGGCAGACTTACTGCCTTTTATTTAATATACGGCCCAGGAGGCCTAAAAAAGGAGGCGGTCCAGGTGACCGAGATGTTTAGACGCATCAACCTGCAGCTGTTTGCTGAGGGTGACGGAAGTGGATCAGGAGAAAACAATGAGCCAGGTAGTGATGGCGATCCAGGCGATCAACCAGAGCCTGGTAAAACTTTTGACGAGGCATATGTGAAGAAGCTGCGTGATGAAGCTGCTAATTATCGCACCAAGGCTAAGGACCTAGAGTCGAAGCTTAAAGACACTAGCAACGAAGCTATGACCAAGGTACTAAAGGCGTTAGGTCTGGAGCCTGACCCCGACAAAAACTATGAGAAACAACTAAATGACGCCAAGACTGAAGCTGAAAAGGCCAAGAGTGAAGCACAAGAATGGCTGCTCAAGGCAGAAGTTAAAGCAAATGCAGTAGAATTAGGCGTCATTGACCCTGACGCGGCTTATACCTTGATGGATAAGAGCAAAGTTAAAGTTGGCGATGATGGCAGTATTGAAGGCGTAAAAGATGTCCTTGAAGCCCTTATTAAGGACAAACCTTATCTCAAGGGTCAGGCAAGGCCTGGCTCTAGTGGTGCAGATAACATGGGTGGCGATGGTGGAACGATTACTCTTCAGCAGTTGAAGAATATGACTGCTGATGAAATTGCTGCTTTACCGTGGGACAAGGTTATGAAAGCAATGGAGGGCAAGAAATAGATAAACTAGAGGAGTGAGCTATATGTCTTTAGACAACTTTATTCCGCAGATATGGGCTGCACGGCTCTTGACAAATCTGCAAAAGTCCCTGGTTTATGGCCAGGCGGGTGTCGTAAATCGCGACTATGAAGGCGAAATTCGTGGCGCTGGCGATACTGTAAACATCAACAATATAGGTCCTGTAACAATTGGTGATTATACAAAGAACACAGATATTACTGCTCCTGAGGATTTGACTGACGCACAAACCAAACTGCTTATTGATCAGCAGAAGTACTTTAACTTCCAGGTTGATGATATCGATAAGGCTCAACAGAAGCCAAAGGTTATGGATGCAGCAATGGTAGAGGCAGCTTATGGACTACGTGATGTTGCAGATCAATATATTGCTAGCTTTTATACCGGCGTAGCAGCTGGTAACACTATTGGTGATGATACTACTCCTGTAGTACCTACCAAGTCAGATGCGTATGAGTACCTAGTGGATCTGGCTGTATTGCTTGATGGCAGCAATATCCCTGAGGCAAGTCGTTGGGCAGTAGTCCCGCCCTGGTTCTATGGTTTACTATTGAAAGATGATCGTTTCGTGAAATCCGGAACGCTTACAGGTGATCAGGTGCTACGTAATGGGCAAGTAGGTGAAGCTGCTGGTTTTACTATCTTTAAAAGCAACAACGTACCTAACACTACAGGTACGAAATATAAGATTATTGCAGGTCATCCTATTGCCATTAGTTATGCTGAGCAGATCGTTAGTCTTGAAGCCTATAGGCCAGAAAAACGTTTCGCTGATGCAGTAAAGGGTCTACATGTCTATGGTGCAAAATTAGTCAGACCAAATGCCATATCTGTTTTGACCGCCAATATGTCCTAAGGATAAAGCCAGGGAGTTCTTAGCTCCCTGGCACAATTTTAATGAGGAGGAGTATATATGCCTTGGTTTAGGAACAAAAGGACAGGTTTAGTGTGGGAAGTTATTGATAAGAGACTAGTAGACAGACTTAAGAAAGATGGCGATTATGAGGAGACAAAAAAACCTGTCAAACCAAAGAAAGAAGCTCCTGAATCTGAAGATATTGAATCCGAGGATAAGACTGGTCAGGAGGGGTCAAAATGGCCTATGCAACAGCAATAGAACTAGCCACATATCTGAGCGTAGAACTAGTAGACTTGCCTGAAGATGCAGCTAGATTGCTTGAAAGAGCGAGTGAGTATATGGACGAGGTGACCTTGGAGCAGATAGACACCGACAATACCAATCATGTTGACGCGGCAAAAAAAGCGACATGCGCTCAAGTAGAGTTCTGGCTTCAAGTTGGCGAAGAACATGACATCGTTGGGGTTACAGGAGAGATCAGCGCTGGCTCAACTAAGCATACTTTACCAGATAGACTCTCGAAGAGAGCTAGACAGTATTTGAGAGTTGCAGGTCTTACCTACCGAAAGGTGGGAATGAAGTGAGAATCCCATCAAATATCCTGGTCCACAAAATAACTTATGAAAAATATGAAGGAGAGACGGCTTATGGCCCTCAATATGCTACTCCCGTAACTCACAAGTGGCGAATGGAGCCGAAACGAAAAAGGGTTGTAAACCGTGAGGGTCAGGAAGTTATCTCTGAGGCCTTTGCCATAGCTCCAGTTTCTGACGATCCGGTCACGGTAGGAAGTAGGGTGACTTGGGATAAAAGGATCTATAGAGTTCTTGAGGTCAGGGAGATTTGGACACTTTATAGCAAAAGTCATAATGAGGTGTATCTATCATGACAAAGTCTAAGTGGTATGGAAAACAAGTGAGCGAACATGTGATAAAAGCTGCAAAAAGAGGCATCTATGACGGAATCGAGTTCTGGCTCCAGGAGAGTAATAAGATTGTGCCTCATGACGAGGGAACGCTGGAGCGCTCCGGGACAACAAGCATGGATGACCAGCAGTTGATGGGAATGGTCTCATATGATACACCTTACGCCGTTAGGCAGCATGAGGATAGGCATCTTAGACATCCAAATGGGCGCAAAGCAAAGTACTTGGAGTTATCAGGACTTGAAAATAAAGACGAGATCACTAAGCATATTGAGACTGCTATCAGGAAGGCGCTGAAATAAGGGGATGGTAGATATATGCTCGCAATAGAGTTAGCAAGGTATTTACATGATAAAGGACTTGTGACATTCGATCAGAATGGCTCGCAAGGTTCTTGTTTTATAGGCACTATACCTCCAAAACCAGACGAAGCAGTTGCTATCTATCACTATGAAGGTTTACCTGCAAGTACTGTGCATGGTTATGATTCTCCAAGACTCCAAGTTCGGGTTCGAGGAACTGAAGACCCACGGGTGGGTTTTCAGTTAGCACAATCTATTTATGAAGCACTGCATGGGTTTGAGGGCTACCTGGTAGAAGGCGGTTATTGGATAGTCTCGTGTGAAGGTTTACAATCTGGACCTGTGCATATCGGTACAGATCAGAACGGCAGGCATGAGTATACAGTGAATTTAGAAATCGAGATCAGGAACAAGACTATTAATAGGGAGTGAATAATATGTCTATTACCAAAGTATTAGCTAGACACTTTAAACTAGAAATTAATATAGGTACTGAAGCTACACCAAGTTGGCTTAAAGTTAATGGCTTAGAGACATTGACATTTTCTTCAACAAAAACTGATGTTGAAACTGATGACTTCGATAGTGCTGGTTTGGACGAGCATATGGTCGTTGGTCGTGGACGATCAATGGGTATCGAGGGATACTATTTAGTTGATCTTGATACAGGAGATAGAGATCCTGGTCAAGAGGCAGTGGAGACAGCTGCAGAACTTATTGGTGAAGACAGTCTAGCTCAGTTCAAGTTAACGTATCCAGGTGGTGCAGTAAAAACTTTTTATGCAAGCGTCAACCTAAAGGATATGGGAGGAGCAAAGAAAGCAAAAGCTGGTTGGGGTGCAGACCTCACTGTCAGTGGTTCATTAGCCGATGCTGTGTAATAGCATCGGCTTCTTTATTACAAAGGAGGTAGAAATTTATGATGTACAAAGATTTCGATGAATTTTTTAGCGAGGCGCAAAAAGCAACTTTGAAGTTTAAAATCCGCGGTAAGGAGTATGAGATACCAGCACAACTGCCGGCTAAGGCCATGCTTGAGGCTGCAAGAGCTTCTAAAGCACATCAAGATAAAAAGGGTGTAGAGGATGTTTTCACAGCTTTTAAAGCAGTGTTCCCTACTGATGTATGGGATGAGCTTATAGAGAGCGGCATCACGCTTGATGAGCTTCAGCAACTGTATGTTTGGATAGTGAGTAAGGGTAAGGCTGAAGAGGGAAACCCTACTCCGCTTCCCCAGCAGAAACAGAAGAAGGGGAAGCGGAACTAAGTGAGCCTGATTTTGATGTGTTTGGCGATTGGGTGTTTATCGAGACAGACTTTAGGCGTGAATATGGAATAGATCTTGTAACAGATCTAGAGAAGATGAGCTGGCGAAAGTTCTGGGCGTATATTCGTGGATTATCAGCTAACTCTGCATTGGTCAGTGTAATCCAGGCAAGAAAAGAGGGGTCCGCACCAATAGAGGACCCGCAGCAGGCTGAAAGAGCTGTTAAACAGGTATGGGGTTAGAGTCGCTGGTCGTTTAAGAGTCGTTCAAATAAGGCATAACCCGTTACAAAATCTTTCTTAAGAAAGGGACCAAACTTAGTCACATTACCTCCCTTATCTTCTATGATTAGATAACATTGATTAGCCAAACCAGATTCCTCCATACCGTGACTGATGATATTTGAGTAGGGAAGTTGGCGGCTAGCCTTGCTAGCAACACTGAAAGTTTTAATGGTGAGGTGGTTGCTTTCAATGACTAAGACGACAGGTTTTTTTACAGCGCCACCAGATAGTTCAAAAGGCGGATTAACATCTTGAGGCTCATAATTACCGGTTAAAGAACGTTTAAATGAATCCCAAAGTCCCATAAGAAACACCCCCAAATTTGATTTGTCTACAGTATATGACAATAATGGTAAGGTTACAAGAGAGGTGACTGATATGGCTGTGAAGGTTGGAGAGTTATATTCCACGCTTTCTTTGGAGGACAAAGAGTTTAATGAATCTTTAGATTTAGCCAAGAAAGCAGCAATGGCTGCAATAGCTGCTATATCAGCCACTATGGCTGTAAGTACTAAAGAGTTCATGGCCTTTGAAAAAGGTATGAATGAAGTCTTTACCTTGCTACCTGGTATCAGCAAAGACGCTATGCAGAGCATGGAGGGTGACTTAAAGAACTTCTCAAAAGAGTTTGGTGTGCTAACAGATCAAGCTATTCCTGCCTTGTATCAAGCACTTAGCGCAGGTGTACCTCAAAATAATGTTTTTGATTTTTTAGAAGTCGCTAACAAAGCAGCTATTGGTGGTGTAACAGATCTAGAGACAGCTGTCAACGGTATGACATCGGTCATGAATGCGTATGGCCAAGAAACTTACTCTGCAACTGAAGTATCTGATAAGATGTTTACTGCGGTGAGACTAGGCAAGACTGACTTTGAGCAGTTATCTAACTCGCTGTATAACGTCATACCGACATCCTCTAGTTTAGGAGTTTCATTTGATGATGTAACAGCAGCTCTAGCAGCTATGACAGCTCAGGGTACTCCTACTAGTGTTGCTACAACTCAGCTCAGGCAGATGTTTGTTGAACTCTCAAAAGAAGGTAGTAAGACCGCAGATGTTTTTGAACACATCGCTGGAGTTAGTTTTCAGGAGTTTGTTGAAGAAGGGAATAATACCCAAGATGCTCTTAAACTGTTGGAACAGTATGCGAACGACAGCAATATCAGGATATCTGACCTGTTTGGCTCTGTTGAAGCTGGAAATGCAGCTCTCCAGCTTACGGGCAAAGGTACTGAAAGTTTTAGCAACGCACTAGATGAGATGGCCAATAGTGCCGGGGCTACAGAAATGGCTTATCAACAGATGGATGATACACTAGCAAGATCCTGGGATCGTATCAAAGCGTATTTTGAGGTCATGATGATTAACTTGGGAGAGAAGTTGGCTCCATCTCTAAAGAATCTGGCAGAATGGCTGGAGTCTAATATGCCACAGATTGAAGCTGCTTTAGCAGCAGTTTTTACTGTGATCATAGAAGGTGCTAAATTATCAAGCGCACTAATTATAGGTGTGGTGGACATTTTGAAATGGGCCAAAGAAAACATAGATTGGATTGGACCAGGAGTGGCAGCTGTTTTCACTACAGTAGTTATTGGGGCGCTTAAGAAAACCGAGTGGCAGGCTACAAAGACAGCTATTAAAGTTATTCTTGTGTGGTTGCCTGTTATTGCACTTGCAGCCGCAATTGGAGCGGCAATCGCAGGGTTAGCTTATCTCTGGAAGAAGTATGGGGATCAAATTGTTTTAACCGCACAAAACATGAGAGATAGGATCCAGTACAGCATAGAGTACTTAGTAATACGTGTTAAAAGTTCTGTTTTAAGTATACAGAAAGCCTTTTGGGATATGATTGATAGGATACTAGAAAAGCTAGAACCATTCATGCGATTCCTCCCAGACAGCTGGCAAGATGCTTTTAATAGCATGCATGATTCGACTCGCACCAAGAGTCAGGATATAGAACGTGAATTAGATAGTTTAGGTCAAAAGGCTGATGATACAGCAAGACGTATTGACTTAGCAAATGAAGGTATTCGCAGTGCCTGGACCAAGACAAGTGATCACACCAAAGAAGAATCAGAAAAGATGGGCCATGCAGTTGATGCTAGTGGTAATTTGATAGTTGATAGCCTTGGTAGCTTAAGTGATAAACTTGGATTTACAAGTTTATCAACTGAAGAAACGACAGAATATATAGGTCAATTTGATGATGTATTAAACCAAGCAAGTCTATCTAATTATGCTTTCGCCGACTCTTTGAATGGGACAACTGATGCATTAGCTGGGCAAACATCTGCAACAGCATCTTTAGTTTCGGAGCAAAACAACTTAGCAGTAGCAACAGAAAAGGCCAATGAAGCTATTAGGCATCAAGCTACACTAGCAGGAGGAGACGTCTATCAATGGGGTATTCTAGGTGCAGCCGAGAGAGCATCTGAAAGAGATCAGACAGTAGAAGAAATGCTTATGGATGTAGCTGAGACATACTTAGAGAGAGTACCAGGAGCAAGTTGGAATGACGCTATGAATGTAGCAGGAAGCAGCTTCGGTTTAAGTGAAGCGGACTTAAAGCGTATGGATATCCCAGGTTTAGCTGCAGGAGGAACGGTGGTGACTTCAGGACTAACTCTTGTTGGCGAGAGAGGGCCTGAAATACTGAATCTACCAAAAAGCTCACAAGTCATACCTCTTGAAACACGGCATACTGAAGCAGAAACATCAGACAACACAGAAGTGCATCTGCATATTGGAACACTCATTGCTGATGATTACGGACTAAAGCAGCTAGAAAGAAAACTAAGACAGTATCGTATACAAGAAGATCAACGATTAGGGGTGAGTTGGGGATGAAGCTAGGTGATACCGTGATTGCCACACCACATGATTTTAAAATTATTGAACAAGAGATAGTACGTGAAGGTCGCCTGGCTTCAGGCAAGTTAGTTAAAGATGTTGTGGCTGTGAAAAAGAAGTTTTCATGTAAGTATAATGTGCTAACTGGAGCAAAGCTCGAAGAGATCATGACTGAGTATGATAAGCATGAGTTTCTGCCTTTTGAATATGATGACAGAGGCACTACCAAGACTACTTTAGTATCTTTTTCAGAAGTGCCTCGGTCATTATTGGTTAAGAAAGCTGGAGAAGCAGATAAGTGGCTGTACGTTAGGGTACAGTTCGAACTGATAGAACAGTAGGTGTAGGCCTTCAGGGCAGAAGATTTACTTTGATAGTAATACCATGTAGTGGGGGGTATGTCATGCGCCAGGTATCAGGTAACTTTAAAACAGCTATAGATAGTGCTAAGCGCCAGGTTCGTGCAAGGGTGCATCTGGACTTGGTGGGCAACTTCGTGGACGAAGGCGCTAGTGCAACTGCAAGTTCAGAAGCAGACAGTGTGTCTACCCCTGCAGCTCAGACTATAGATGCTTACACTACTCCCAGACGGAAGTGGGCGGCGGTTGGCCATTTTATGCTAGATGGTACTTATCATCCTTTGCCAGCTGATGGTTCTGAGCAGGCAGGTTGGTGGGGGAATAAAGACACGAGTAAGGAAGCAGCAGTATATGAAGAATCCATTGGAACCTTCACCCGTAACTCAACAGCATACAACCCCGAAACAGGTGAAGAGGTTGCGATAAATGAGCCTAGATTTGTAGGTAACCCCGTTGCCTACTTTAGCGAAGAAGGTACTATCAACCTCATAGCAGATCCCATCTTTGCTGATGGGTTAAATAGTTGGACGATAGAAGGTAATGTAAGCCTGCTAACTGAGAAATATAAAGGTAAGCCTGTGGCGAAACTAACATCTCCTACAGATGCTCTCTTGAAACAAGAGATAAGCGTGACAGGTGGAACCGTCTATACCCTGAGCTTTGCGCGCAAAAATACCTAACAAAGTAGGTGGTAATATGCTAGAAGTTATGTACTATGGAAAGATCAATAGCCCTGCAACGTACTTGACTACCAGTATTGATGAGGTCCAAACAGAGATCGCAGTGGCTGACACGAGTAAACTGCCTGCCGCACCTAACTTAGTAACTCTTGGAGCCGGGGGAGCTGCAGAAACTATCCGCTACAACGGTATACTTGGTAACACTTTACTCAATGTTGAGAGAGGGTTCCAGGGAACGGCAAAGGTTTGGGCTTTAGGCACCAAAGTGGCCCGTAACTTCACTGCATATGACTATGATGTAATCATAAACAACATTCTGGCCTTAGAGCAAAATATAACCACTCCCGCGCCTATCTATGGTGTTACATGGGATAAGGGTTCTGTTTCGACACTTACTCGCACTGATGATGCTATTGGTTTTGTGGCAAACGTTGGAGTTGATGGCCAGCTTGTTGACAATGATTTTGACTCAGCAGATATATTTGGCGACATTTCAGAAGTGACTGACGTACAAGGTAATGTATTTATGCGTATCCCCAAATTTTATATACAGAAGATTGAGGGTGCTAATTTACGACTTTGGCGCGTCTCAAAACAAAGATATTCTGGTTTTTATCTACCTTGGTGTTTTTGGAACTTTGAGAACAATAGAGAGTTGCCATATATAGATATTGGTAAACACAAGGCTACTTTGAGTGCTGATAGTAAGCTAGAATCAAAGCCGGACAAATATCCACTTATTAATACTAATATAGTCCAGATGCGTACCTATGCACGCAATAACAATGCTAATGGGCTCGAAGGGTATCAACAGTTAGACGTACACACCTATGACGTGTTGCAGACCTTGATGCGTATAGAGTTTGCAAATCTTAACACACAATCCGTTATGGCAGGATATACGACTGGTCGCTATGGAGTTGAATCTGAACTAGCTGTGATCACGGAAATAGGCACAAATAGGATAGTTGTGTCAAATGCTACCGCAGCCAATTATAGGGCAGGCCAAACCGTCTCAGTAGGTACAGCTAGATACGGCACTCAAGTTTTTTATGGTAGAACAATAACCGCCATAAGTGATTACGATGTAGATAATAAGGCGATACACTTCGATGGAGCACCAGTCGATATAGCTGTAGGAAATTTCCTGCAGAATACCGGTTGGAAAAACGGTTTCAGCCGTAGCATAGCAGCATCATCTGGTAGTTTAGTTAGTAATAGTGACGGTAAATACCCTTGCTCTTACAGGGGCATAGAGAGCCCATACGGAGACGTTTGGCAGTTTGTCGATGGTATCAATATCAACGAATTTCAAGCATGGGTAACAGAGAATCCTGAAGATTATGCTAGTAACGTGTTTGCTAATCCGTACAAGCAACTAAGCTATCTGAACGCAGGAGTGAATGGCTATGTAATGTCGATGGGATATGACATTACTTTTCCCTTCGCTGAACTACCCACTGCTGTAGGTGGGAACAGTTCAGCTTATTATGCAGATTACTACTATCAAGCAACCGGACAAAGAATTGCCCTTGTTGGTGGCTACTGGACCGATGGGGTTGGTGCGGGTCCGTCGTGTTGGCCCTTGAACACTTCGTCTTCGGGCGCGAGCGTGGTTTTTGGCGGGCGGCTTCTTAAAAAACCTCTTGTTTAAGGGGGTCTGGGGGAACTATCCCCCAGATAAATAATAGGGATATGAGGTGTGCGCTTGCCCATGTTGGTGGCAACTGGAACAATGGGGTTTCGCTTTTTTCGTCACAAAACTATCTTAAGAAAGCGTAATGCCTTAAGGATTAGACGGAGGCTGACCAAGATAAAGAAAAAGGATAGGTTAAATTACCTTGATGCTTGTGCTATCATATCCTACTGGGGCTGGATAAAATACAGCGACAGTTACGGTTTTTATCACAAGTATTTCAGCTCAATAGTAAAAATAGAACTAGCTAAAGAGGTGGTGAGCAGACATGCCAAAGCCAATTAGATATGTGCCGATTCCTGAATTCAACCAAGAAACACAAGCAGTGTTTCAGACCGCCCCAGTAGATATGGGAGACTATATCGAGGTCGGGATTACAGTTATAGATCTCCCACAGGATGATGAGGTAGGAGATGGCTATGAACATGAACAGTGACATCTACTATGAACTACTTACCTTGATTGACCAGCAAGAGCAGACTATCACACAGCAAAACAAGCTAATCAAACAGCTCATTGAACAGAACATAGAAGCAGAAAGTATCATCAGTGCAGCATTGAAAAGTCTGACAGTTTCGGAGGAGGTGAACAATGGTGTTTAACCAAGATGCATTTAACGCAACCACACAGATGCTAGAGCTTACGGAACTGTCAGGCATAGCTGTAGTCTGGAGAGACGACTTAGGCGCTATAATCGACATAGAAGATTTAGGGGCTACCTTTGGTCAAGACTGGTTAGAGGACAGTTATCAGTTGATATCACCTCAAAACGCGCACAGTGCTGAGATTGTGACAGGATATATAGGTAGACCGGGAGAGATGAGACTAGCACTACCACAACTAGAACCTAAACCATATCCTACTAGCTTTATAGTTGGCACCCGAGAAGCAGAAAAGTTAGGCATAAGTCTAAGTGAAGATTTACCCAGCGAGTGGATCGCGTATGGTTGGTTTAAGCCTGATTGGGCTAGTACAATTGACAGAGCAACTAATCCTTCTATTTTTAATCTCAGAAATCCAAGCGACACAGCTAAGGCATATCAATTCTACTATGAAACAGCAACAGATAGGATTAGATTCTATAGGCAAGGGCTTAGTGCTGTATATTCTAATGCTTTAACCTTTACTGAAGGTGATAGCATATTTTGGGCTATACTTGCTACGACCCAAGCACATGGAGATATTTCCGCAGGATTAAATATGTTTATTGGTATAAATGGAGGAACGTTAACACCGTATTATACCAACCATATTACCACAACTTTTACAGGCATCACGGAAAGTGCTATTGGGGGCTATTACTCTGTAACAGGCTACGAACTTAATGGTGCCATCGATTTCATCAAAATAGACAACATTCAAGCCCTAGAAGCAGGCGGAACTACGGTAAATAGCGATTACATTCAGTCTTTATATGAGGTGGAAGGTTATTCAGAAGTCACCGAAGCAACAATATTCCGTGCACCTTTTGATAATAGCTTGACTATGCAACGTGCATCGACCGAGATACTCACAGTCACCTTTCCCGCCCGAAAGGTCAAAACCTTCTGGTGGCATGGTGATTCAGTCAGAGGCTTCTATCCAGTAGATTTTACTGTTGAATACCATCGTAATGATACTGATGAGTGGGTTGTGGTTGCTGATGTGAAAGGATACGATAGCACCTACTGGGAATATCACTTATCTCAGATAACAGATCAAATTGTGGACAAGATCCGGTTAACTGTGACAAAGGTTAGTCCTCCTGGATCAAAAGTAACAATATTAGAATTCGATGCAACAGTCACAGAAACTTATGAAGGCGATGATATCGTCTTTTTGTCTGTATTGGAAGAGATGGAGGGAGAAACAGGGACATTACCAATTGGCAATATCAGCGCAAATGAAATAGATCTAAGTTTTAATAATATAGATGGACGGTTTTTCCCAGGTAACACTGATTCACCTTACTATGGGTTGCTTAAGCCAAATCGCAGGCTAAGACCTTACCTGGGTGTAGTGCTGGCAAATGGTTCTGTTGAATATGTACCCCTGGGAGTGTTTTGGACTGGTGACTGGTCTACCCCTGCAACTGGGATAGAAGCAAGGACCTCGGGTCAGGATTTAATGAAGTTCTTAGCTGAGAAAACTTTTAGCACATCACAGGTATACCAAAACGAGAATCTTTACGAATTAGCTGTTATCGTTCTCCAGGACTATGGTTTGATAGATATGGATTACGAAATAGATCCGAAACTTAAGGAGTACACAGTACCATACGCATGGTTTGAGCCGATGAGTTATAGGAACGCACTTAAATTAATTGCAGAAGCAGGGCTAGCAATAGTATATATGGACAGAGACGGCATGCTAAGGATCAAGTCTTATGCTAACTTGGCTGATGGTACAGCTGTAGGAGTTATTAATGATCAGACACATATCTTTACAAGCGATAACCCACAGCGTAATAGTCAGGTGGTTAACACTGTTGAGGTAGAAGCAAGGCCTTTGCGACCTGATATGATGCAAACTATTTATGAGCAGATGGAGACAATCCTAGTACCAGCTGGTCAGACTAAGAGTATAACTGTTTTCTATACCGAACAACCGGCAATAGATGTACAGGATCCTGTTCTGTCCGGGGCCACTAACATAGTGATAGACTCCTGGACTGCATATGCTTGGGGTGGCACTCTTGTGCTGAGCAACCTTGGAGCTACCGATGAAGAGATTACATTTACTATAGACGGCATACCGCTAGTTGAAGCCGGGCGTATACTTGGAAGGTCTAAAAATATCCAAAGAGTCATTGAAGAAGGTGTCATTAGAGGTAAAACAATCCGCAACGACTTAATCCAGACTCAAGGTCTTGCTCAAACTATAGCTGATTTAGTGTTAGTAATCTGGTCTAATGCTGCTAAAGATGTGATTAGCCAGGTACGTGGTAATCCAGCAGTAGAAATAGGGGATAGAATTACTTGGTCAGATATTAGAGCAGCTGTAAGTGGTGATCATGTGATAGTCAGGCAACAGATGGAGTTCGATGGAGGACTCAAAACAGAGATCACTGGAAGGAAGGTGGAGTAAATGCCTGGTTCAGTACCTGAGGGATACAAGACACCTAAAACTGACTGGACAAGTGGAGATATAGTATTTGATGACGATTTCAAAAGAATAGAGGGCAATAATAAAGCAATCGAGGAAGGCAGCAGAACTATAGATCCGTTTCAAGCACCGACAAGTAACGTCGGTAATTTACGCAACTTCCTGGATTGGTTTGCAAATCGCCTTAAGGATATAACCGGGGAAGCGCATTGGTATACAGCAGCAGGAGAGAGTCTTAAGGCAGTAGCGCAACGTCTAACGAACCATGAAGGGGATACAAACAATCCTCACAATGTGAATGCTAGCCAGGTAGGCGCAGCCCCTATAGGTCACGTTGGCGCAGGTGGTAACGCCCATGCTATAGCTACAGATAGCGTTGCAGGGTTTATGAGTCCAGAATCACAAGAAAAGTTAGATGCGTTAGAATCGTTTCGCTTCAACAACGGAGCTTTCATGGAGACTACTACCATAGCTGCCAATACGACATACACAAAATCAATACCTCTAGGAGATGTTAATTTCAAGTTATTTGTATTGAAATTAGCTTGGTCTAGTACATCAAGAAGTGGGGCAATAGTTATCGGTGGAGCAACTAAAAACGATGTCGGCACGGTAAACGCCGAAGGTGTTACTAGCAATTCCTCAGTCAATGCCACGAACGATTTACTGGGCGGAGCTATTTATTCCGTAAATTCTTGGCTTTCTACTGGGCACGCCAAAGGTAACCGAGGTTACTCTGGCAATCAATATATTGGTTTAAATTATGCACACATAAATGGTTCTAATCTAGAAATTCAATGGAGAAACTATGCGGGGACAGATCAAAATACCAATATAAACGGTACATGGGAGGTGCTAGGATGATCATTGTGTATAGACACTCTGATAAGGCAATCCTTAATCGTGCTAATCGTAACAATCGGTATCCCGATGGAGGCCCCGCTGAAGTCGAAATGGCAAACGTCATTAATGTCTATGGAGGCAGTATAGAGGATTATGATTTGTATAGATTGCATGATATTGATGATGCAGACATAGTAGCTTCTTGCTTCTCTGCACATTCCTACGCTCTAGTCTTTGAGAATAATGACCCTGTCGGTGTTGAGACGTACCCGAGAATTATCGTAACAAGTGACGTTGTGCAGATAACCGCTGACGGACTTGATAAGGCTTTAATAACCGCTGACGTACAGGATGATAACAATACTGATTTGATTGAGTTTTTCATTGACGGGGAAAGTGTTGGGAGCGTAGGAGCTGTGGAAGGAGTAGCTGCATTAGAATTTTCTGCCGAATCTCCAGGACAATATGTAATTGAAGCTCTTAGCAAAACCCCTGGCCCGCCTGGCTTTGAGTATAAATACGGTAGAAATAGTATTATCGTGGAGGCGATATAAATGGATAAGCTTAGAGCAGTGGGAAAGAAGCCAAAATCCCAAGACCAACTAGAACGAGAGTATCTCGAGCAACGGCTGGCCGCCCTGGAAACAGCAGAGAAAGCTCGAAATCCTAAATTCAAGCCACCAGAACCGCCTGTAGAACTAAAAAAACCTAACTAACCGCTGCTGAAGCGGTATTTTTTATGCCTGGAAGGAGTGAGCCGATGTCGTACAATCAGGAGCCAGTGCCCGCATGGGCGCAAGATATCAGGGAGAGAGTAGTCCGAATAGAGACTAAGCTCGACCAGTACAACGGAATCAGGGAGGCAGCTTACGCAGCTCTGGAACAAGCAGAAGACAACACAGAAGCGATAAGAGAACTCAAAGACGATCGCAAGTGGCTCTGGAGGACTGTGATTGGGGCTATGCTCCTTGCGGGTCTGGATCTGCTATTCAGTTTTAGAGGTCAATAAATTAATAAGGAGAGATGAACCTGATGGACAACCTATTCACATGGGACGTATTGGGGACTTTAGCCGGAGCCGCAGCCTTAACTTATTTAATTGTGGCATACACAAAAAGAGCCATCGATAAGTTTTGGCCAGGGATATTAGGTACAGATGTGTATGCAGTGCTGATTGGGTTTCTGGTGCTTCTAGCGGCAACTGCAGCGCAAGGACAACCATTAAACTGGTCAGCTGTAGTATTGGCACTTTTCAATGGTTTTTTGGTAGCTGCAACTGCTGGCAAGATGTCTGATAAGGCTATCACCGAAAAAGACCGACAGTTTGAAACTGACGCAGGGAAGTGATTGCGATGGAGATCATACAGGATTTTATCCCTGATGGAAGGCGGAACAGGCCGGGGTATTCGATGACTCCGGTGTATATAACTATCCATGATACAGGGAACATCAAAGCAGGAGCAGACACATTAGGCCATGCAAGCTACTTAAAGTCTGATACTGCTGCTAATTTACCTGCTTCCTGGCACTTTACTGTAGATGATAAGAGAGTTGTTCAACACTTGCCTCTCAACGAAAATGGCTGGCATGCATCAGATGGTGGCAGCGGCCCTGGCAACAGGACCAGTATCGGTATAGAGATATGCGAGAATTCAGACGGTAACCGGACTAAAGCAGAGCAAAAGGCGGCCGAGTTGGTTGCTTGGCTGCTTAAAGAGTATAATCTAGGAATAGATAGAGTGGTGCAACATGCTAAATGGGCTAGCAGAAATTGTCCTAGAGTGTTGAGAGGCAGGCCTGGCGGTTGGGAAGGTTTTTTGGCTCAGGTAACTTATGAGGGGATGCAAATCGAGGGCAATCTATCTCAAGAGATATTGACTCCTATCACGGGCCAAGCAGTGGCCACTAAGCAGCAAGCTAGAGCCTGGTTAGAGCAGAAAGCTCCAGAGTGGACCCTGATGGCCGACCTTTATTACAGTATCGCTCCGAAATACAATATCAGGGCAGATGTGGCCCTTGCTCAGGCATGTAAAGAGACAGGCTATTTTAGATTTGGCGGGCTGGTCCAGCCCTGGCAGAACAACTTTGCTGGCATTGGTGCGACTGGTACAGCTTCGGACGGATCAACTCCTCTCAGAGGGGCTAGCCCTGACCATGTGAGGTTTGAAAAAGGGGTCCATGGAGCTATTTTTGTTGACAGAACCACAGGTGTTGAGGCCCACATCCAGCACCTTTATGCTTATGCTACTACTAATGATTTGCCAGATGGCACTATCCTTTATAGTCCGCGATTTACTCTGGTGCGCAGAGGTTCTGCCTCATACGTTGAACATCTTGGAGCAGGTGAGAATCCAACAGGCGTAGGCTGGGCATACCCTGGTGTTGATTATGGACAGAGTATAGTGAAGGATTATTTAACGGGTTTGTTGGTAACACCAGATCCAGTCGTACCAGACCCAACAAGTGATTTACAAAGAGAGATAGATCAACTTATATTTGAGTTAGAAAAGGTGAAGAAAGAACGAGATGCATACAAGGCAACACTACTAGAGATCAGAAAATTAACCGAAACCCTATAACCCCCTTATTTACCCGGTTCTCTTCGAAGAGCCGGGCTTTTTTATTTTAAAAGTTTTAAGAAACTACAAAATAGTGTTGACTGGTACCATTGTGCCATGGTACAATATAACCAGAGCAAGGAGGTAATAATACGATGAAAAAGATAAGTTTTCACGCAAGATTTAGAGAGGACCTGTACGAACAACTGAGAACGGAAGCTTTTGAAGCTAGGAAAAACATGAACGATTTAGTTAATGAGGCCTTAGAGGCCTACCTAAAAAGGGAGGTAAGCGAGATGTATGAAAAATTAGGTTTCAAAGATTCGCACGAGTTTAGTGAAGCTAGTGAGTATCTGTATGAAGAAGGAGATATTACATGGGGAATCACTAGACTAAAGAATGGAGATTGGGCAGCTTGGACGGACGTTGATGAACCAGAGATTTTCGAGAATAGGTTAGCAGCTCTTCGTTGGGTCGAGTTTGGTTTGGATGCTGCCTTAGTTAATGACGAAAACCTTGAAACTGACACAGGTAGTCTCAAGAACGCAATAAACAACGTTAACTTAATGGTACAGCAAGAGGTGGAGTATCTTGAAGAAATGTATAGGAATTATGGGGTTGTAGAATATGAGGGGAAGAAATACATTCTCACCGAACAAGCCGAGTACAACAACAGCGTTATACCCGGCAACGACGAAGAACATGGAGCCGGCAACCTATTTGGGATGCAAGCACGAGCAATAGACCCTTTTGGGAATAACTGTACCGTATATTGGATTTTTGAAGAAGAGGAAGGTTGGGATATGGACCAATATGATTATGACAATGTCGATAGAGTGGAGGTCATAAAATGAAGTATAAAGCGATATACTGCGGTCAGTTGGCAGCTGAAACAATCGAGAGAGCTATCCTTCCTATGATTGTGGAACACAGAAGTTACTATGGTCTCCCTCATGGGAGCCGAGAAGCAACTAATGGTTTACCGGCTGGATTTATAAAATTTTAAGAAAACTATTGACATGTTTCTTAAATGGAAATATGATATAAGTATCCAAAATCGAAACAGCTCTTGGAGGTGAAAGTAATGTATCTAAGACTCAGAGAGACTCGTAATAATAAGGGCGTTTCTGCTAGAGCCATGGCCAGTGCGCTTGGCCTAAAAACTGAAGCAGCTTACTATAAGAAAGAATCTGGTCTCGTTAGGTTCTCTATTGAGGAGGCCCGCATTGTTGCGGATATCCTCGGAGAACCTTTAGAGACTCTTTTTTTTGATATTGATGTTTCTAAAAATGAAACATCAGCTGCTAGCTAAAGATTAACTCTTAAAACGTGGCGTCATAATTGACTCAATTTGCTAATTAACAATAAAACCAAACTCTAGTTCCACGACAGGAGGTGAGGTTATGCGTGATGGTGACTTAGTTCTAAGCGTCCGGGAAACGGCCAAGCTATTGGGTCTGGACAAAGACACTGTCTACGAGATGGTGCGCCAGAACAAAATCCCACACATCAGAGCTGGGCATAGGATACTGATTCCAAGGGCAGCACTTTTGAACTGGTTGGAACAAACCAAAGCAAGTTAGGAAGGGGGTGAAGAGATGAGTGAAGAGATTAAAGTCTTGGGCGAGTATGTGATCAACGTCGATATGAACACCGAGCCTGCAGACAGGGCGCTACTGGAGTTTGAGAAGAAACTTAAGACGATCGAGCAGAGAGTAGCAAAACTGTTAAGTGACGTTGATAAGTTAAACGGTACCCAGGCTGAAAGTTAACTACTTGAACTTACGATTGAGCTTCTTTATGGACTTTTCGAAGTTATCAAGGGTTTGTTTGATCTTTTGGGGAGCGTCGCCTTCGATGTTAATGCGAGTACCACAGCCCTTGCAAAAAATGTAACCTTTGACGAATGTATCAAGGCTACCCTCCAATGATGACTCGATGGAAGTACCGCAATTTGGACAGACGGCTTCCTCGGTCATGAACACCACTCCTTGTATTACCTGGGTACCATTTGTGGTACTTCCACAAAAAAAGGATAAAAACCTTGTAAAAGGAGGTGATTCTATATGAGCCTAAGCCAAATTCTGCGAGAAAAGCGTATAGCATGCGGTGTGAGCCAGGAACAACTAGCAAAGGCGTTACATGTGTCGAGCTCAGCCGTAAGCAATTATGAACGAGGCGCGCGGGATATGCCCGAAGATCTCTTAGACCGAGCAATCAATACTCTCAATAGTCCAAGGATGCGGATCCTCAAATGTACCGAATGTCGGGCGGGAATGTTTAGTGGGTTGCCACTGCTTGATCTAACTGACACCCATCCAGTTGTCACTAGGGACAAGCTGGTTGAGGAATTGGAAGAGGCAGCAGCTAGTGTGGGCAGTTTGCAGCTTATCAACAAGACTGGTCCCAACAAGTTGAGTGAGGACGACAAAGAGCAAATACGAGAGGCACTTGAACAGGTGTTAGATTGCATTCCCGGGATCGCACTCTATATCAGCAGTTTGACTGTTCACTACAATATCGATATTGATGTGGCCCGTGAGCAGGCCAAGAAAAAGTATTTCGACCGCGGATATTGGTCCGCAAAGAAAATGCCCGCTGCGGCAACAGCGGGACATCGATAAGAAAGGAATATTTTCTATGATGAGATTATCACAGTTTAGACTCATAAACAAGAGAGCTCCACGAGTTGTCGAGTTAAGGTATGTACGGCTAGCTCGAGAGATATACAGAGCTGAGCAAGCTGGAAAACTCGTTTGGCTGGATGACTACAGAAAGCCTAAGTGGACAGGCCCAGGAGGGGGGTATTCGGCATGAAAGAGCTCAAACTAATGAGCCTGCGATTGACCAACTTTAAGGGCATCAAGAGCTTCACTTTAGACGCCCAGGGAGAAAATATCAGTATCTTTGGAGACAATGCTACAGGCAAGACAACGCTCTATGATGCGTTTTTGTGGTTATTGTTTGACAAGGATTCTCAGAACCGCAAGGACTTTGCTATTAAGACACTAGACGAAACCGGCGAGGCAATCCATGGTCTTGATCATGAAGTAGAGGCTGTCGTGAACATCGACGGCAAGAGGCTGACTCTGAAGAAGTCATATAAAGAGAAATGGACCAAGAAGCGGGGATCAGCGTCTCAAGAATTCACTGGCCACACGACTGATTACTTTATAAATGCTGTCCCAGTTAAGAAGAGTGAGTACGACGACAAGACCACAGCTATAGCAGATGAGTCCGTCTTTAAACTTTTGACTAACCCCTCATATTTTAACGAGCAGGTAAAGTGGGAGGAACGGAGACGGCTACTCCTAGAGATTTGCGGAGATATCAGCGATGAGGAAGTAATTGAGGCGGATAAGTCTCTAGCTAAGCTACCGGGTATCCTCGGGGATCGGACTATCGAAGAGCACAGAAAGGTTATCGCCAGTCAAAGGAGTCACATTAACAAAGAACTAGAGCGTATCCCTGTCCGAGTTGATGAGGTAGGTAGAGCTCTACCCGATGTCTCTGGTATTGATGTGGATGCTCTACAACAAGACATTGAGCGTCTGAAAGACATGATCAAGCAAAAGCAAGCAGAGATTCAGCGTATCGAGTCCGGGGGAGAGATAGCTGAAAAAACTAAGAAGCTCAGAGAGGTTGAAGCTGAGCTACTGGAACTCAAAAACAGCTATAGAGCTCAGATCCAGCAAGAGTTGGACGAGAAGAGAAACGAGCATTATGCACTTAAGGATAAAGTCATGATGTTAACTGGTGAAGAAACTTCGCTCCAGAGATTATTAACAACCAATCAAAATGTACTCGAGAAGATTGATGCAAGACTGAACAGGCTTCGCGAATCATGGCATCAAGTTAATAGTGAGACTTTTCACCATCAAGAGAGTGATACATGTGCAGCCTGTGGTCAGTCATTACCCCATGATAAGGTATCGGCAGCTCATGAGAGGGCCTTGGCTCAGTTTAACCGTCAGAAGGCCGAAAAGCTCGAGGCTATCAACCAGGAAGGCAAGCGCCTTAAAGCTGAGGCAGATGACATCACTCTATCCAATGAGCATGCTGAGCAAAAGCTGAAAGACATCACTGCAAGTATTGAAACAGAACGTCAGGTCACAAACAAGCTCACTGCAGAGATAGAGCATATATCTGCTAGGCTTGAGGATTACAGTACCAGCTCTGCATATCAAGCTAAGGTCGAAGAAAAGCAAGAAATCGAAGCTATCATCGAAGATCTGAGAGCCGGAAATACAGAAGAGATTGAAATACTGCGTGAGACTATGGCTGAGCTGAACACAGAGCTCAGAGTGATCGAAAGCCACTTGGCTGATGTGGAGGCCTTCAGGAGAGGTCAGACACGCATTGATGAGCTGAAGGCTCAGGAGCGCAAGTTGGCTAAGGAGTTTGAGAGCCTGGAAGCCGAGTTATACCTAACTGAGCAGTTCATCAGGACCAAAGTCCAGATGCTAGAAGAAAAGATTAATAACCGGTTCGAGTTAGCCCGTTTCAAGCTCTTCGAAGAACAGATCAATGGAGGCTTGGCTGAGACCTGTGAGACGATTTATAAAGGCGTACCATACGGATCCGGACTAAACAACGCAGCTAGAATTAATGTCGGTTTAGACA